GATGCTGTTATGCTCGGCATAGCCGGCATAGATGGCCGAACCGTCACACGTATCAACAATATTATCTGCACAAAGGTTGTCAGATCCCTGTAGAGTGATGCCGTGCGAGAGCATCCCGGAAACGGAATTGCCGATGCATTGCGTTTTGCTGGCCGGATAGAAAACTGCTATGCCTCTGCTCTGAAAAGCCAGGGACGGTGCTGTTTTGTTGCCGGTGATCCTGTTATTTGCAATGATCACATTATTTGTGGCATTGGTGAACCAAAATCCACTGATCATGTCGGATCCGGTGTTGTTGGCAAAAATGGAGTCTTCGCATCCAACAAATTTGGCAATGGCTCCCAGGTTGCGGACAGCATTGTTGACAAAGATCAGTCTGCTGCAGATCGGCATGCTGCTGTTGGGAGAGTGATTGCCAATGGCCGCAGAGAATGTGCCACCGTCTAAAGTGGGTGCTGCATTTGCAAAGTGGCAATTTGCGACAATGATATCTTTGCATCCCAGCAGATCATAAGGACCGAACCAGGGGAAATATCCAGACTGCTGCATGCTGTCGATCTGGATCATCTCACTGTTGCCGGAGTAGCCGAAGAAGGTGCAGTTGACGATCTTGCAGTTGGACACTGCATTGATCTCGATCATGTGCCAGGTGCTGCAGTATTTGAATCTGCAGTTTTGGACAGTGATATTGTTGGCATGCCCGAAGGCCAGACCGGTGCAGACGGTGTTTTGCATGTCAAAGATCAGGCCATCAATGATGATGTTACTGTTTTGCTCATAGCCGGTTGTGATGCCGTCACCATCATTGATCAGGATGTTGTCAGCTCCGGCCGGTATGAGAGTGGCCCCGACACCGAACAGCCGTCTGTTAGAGGGGATTTTTGCCGATTTACAGACATATGTGCCGGCCGGGAAATAGACGGCATTATTTCCGTTGATAGCTGCCTGGATGGCTGCCGTGTCATCGGTAACACCGTCACCGACAGCACCAAACTCCGTGACGGAAACATAGTTATGCCCCGGCACCCAGCTCTCGGAAAACTGCACGTTGCCGGATCCATCGGGCCCTTTGCCCAAGACGGAAGAAACACCAGCCACACCGGGGAGATTAACATTGCCGTATGCGTCAGGCTCGGTGTCGTTGACGCTCGTGACGGCCTTGCTGATCCTCTCCAGGATCCAGTCCAGATTGAGCTGATGTGCATCGGTAAAAGGAAAAGTCGGGAACATGTGTGTGATCCTCCTTATCTGTTTGTCATCCAGGTGACATTGAAATAATAATCAGTCCCGGTTTCCGGGATCACTCCCACCGTGCGCAGCTTGTCACCCAGAATATACATCGGTATTGTTTGACCACCGGATTTGTATGCCAGGATGATCATGCCGGCCGGGAAATAACAGTCATTGGGTATTGTCGCATACTGTGTATATCCGGGCGGTGCGGAGGCAAAACGCAGATATCCAGACATGCAGATCATTTTGCCCTGTCTGTAAAGGGTCACATAGTTGTATGCACTATCGACATACTCCGTCAAAGTCAACTGATAGCTTGTCATGGTATCTGCTACTGCACCAACATCCGCAGCCGCCAACACAACAGCACCGGTCTTGCCGTTGACACTGTCAACAGGTGCCGCATAGCTGGCCGGCTTGGCACCTACATCCGCAGCCGCCAGCACCACAGCCCCGGTCTTTCCGTTAACACTGTCCACCGGTGCCACATAGCTATCCGGCTTGGCACCTACATCCGCAGCCGCCAGCACCACAGCCCCGGTCTTGCCGTTAACACTGTCAACAGGTGCCGCATAGCTGTCCGGCTTTGCGCCAACGTCCGCAGCCGTCAAAACCACGTTGCCGATCTTACCATTGACACTATCAACAGCACCGGTGCCAGACACGATCACATCGCCAGTCTGGCCGTTGACACTCTGCACAGGGGCCTGCTGCCGGGTGATAAATCCAACATCGTTGGCCAGCTCGGACAGTTTTGTGGGGATCGTCTGGATCTTTTTAATGATCCAGTCTAAATTAAGTTGGTGCGCATCGGTATAGGGGAATTTCAGAAACATGTTTTGCCCCTCCTTAATACAGCGGTATGCAAATGCGCTTGATAATATCCCGGATAATGTAGGCATACACATCCAGCTTTGCGGCAACAGCTATCTCCTGCTCAAGCATCTGCTGGGAAGTTGTCACACCGATATTACCGTGCACACGGCCCTCATGCCGGCTGTTTCCGCTTGTGCTGGCCGTCTGGCCGGTGCTGCCGCTGTCCTTGGTCTGATCCACCAGATCCGGGGCAGTGCCAACATTATTGGCATTATATCCTGCCTCTTTGTGGGTCATATCGCTTGTGCCGTTCTGCTGGCTGCTCCCCTGCCCCACATCCGTCCACTCTTCCCGGCGGTCATAGTTTTCGATTGGGTCATATTCCAAGGCCGCTGCGGCTGCTATGCGTTCCCACACTTTGACCCGGTGTCCGGAGTAGGAACGCAATACCGCTTTGAGTGTATCCGGCTCGGGGTAAAGCAGCTCAAAGGCTGCGGCCTCGGCCAGCAGATCCGGCAGCAGGGTGGCACGATTGACGGAAGCAGGCAGAATCAGATTGCTGCTGTCAAGGATCGAGGGATCCCAGTTATACAGCCCCAGCAGACTGAGTGTTGCGCCCAGGCTCATTTTTGTACCTCCAATCCACAGACAGCACAGGCAGATCAAACATTTTCCGGGCGGTCTCGCACCCGTCCTGCAGAGATTCCAGCCAGCTGTCTGCAAGTGTTTTAGTTTCTTCGTTGTTGGCATTGACCTCGTCGGTGATCATGCGCTCTTTCTTGTCGGTGTTGGTGTTGTTGATGCCGATTCGGGTGCAGAACTCGTTTTCCAGCCTGCGCATGGATTCCAGGATATCGGGGGCGATAAAGTTCTGTCGCAGATCCTGACTGAAGGAATCAAACAGAGTTTTGCTCTCGTCCTCAGTGTCTTTGGCATAGACAGCAACACCCTCGCCGGCCATGATCAGATCATAGGCTTTTTTGATGGCTTCAGCCATGCCTTTGGACCTGGCCCCGACAAAATAGCCCAGCTTGCTGTTCTGGATATTCATCTGGGCCGCCTCGGCACAGAGGGCCAGCTGATCCCCGTAATAGGTGATCAGATCCATAATGCCGCAGTAATCCGGCTGCAGCTTGATCAGGGTGCACTGCTCACCAATTAGCGGCTGTGTGATGCCCTGCAGCTTGGGATTGGCAATGATCGCCGTGGTAGGTGCGTAAAACACATTATAGCCGGACAGGGTGCACATCTGTGGGATTACACCATATTCTTTGGTGTTGATGATGGCAATGTAGCCCCAGCAATACAGCACATATTTAAAATACGCAGGATCCCAGCCGGGCGGCAGATCCCATTTGAAAACGCTGATAGCACGCTGCAGCAGATACCGACGCCACATCCACGCCGCAGCCGTGTTACGGCATTGGATAGTGGACGGCGACACCTGGCTGTTTGCGGCATTGATGTAATTGTAATAGATCGGAAGATCCAATTAAAATCCCCTCCCTCGGAATTTAAATAATAGCCATGGGGGAATAAGCAAAGAAAACGGAGTAAAAATCGTTGACCAATACTCTGCCTGATCGCCCCTGATCGGCTGATTGGGATTTGTTGGGTGCTCATAAAACCAGCACCAGTAATCGGCAAGCGTCCTGATCGGTAAGTCACTGCGCAAAAACTCGGCAAACGTGATTGGGGGATCCATGCCAAGCTCGCCATTGCGGAACCACTGCAGGCCGTTGGCGGCCTCATAACTGATCCGCTGCAGTTCCTTAACTCCGTTGTCCTCCCAGCCGGCACCGGCCCAGTCGGAATATTTTGTGTATGGTGTCCACTGCACAAGACCATAACCACCGGCATAGGGTGTCAGGTTTTCCCAGATCCCCGGGTTTATCGTGCTCTCGCTTTGCATGTTACCCAGGATTGCGCAAAATGCGTTATAGCTCCAACCATTTGCTCGGGCATAGCCGTAGATCTCATATCCGTTATTACTCATCTCTGACAGGGACAAATAGCGGTTTCCGCTGATCCATGCCATGTAATCACCTACTCATAGAAAAATCCGGATTTGAGAAATTGATTGATCATGCTGCGCTCTGCATCCATACATGTGATGGAGATATCCGCATCACCCAGCTGGATGTAGCCGGGTATCGTGGAGATTTGCCGCATGGAGTACAGCGGCCGGCCGAACATAGCATTGTCCTCGTCTGTCAGCAGCATATAATCCTGGATTAGGTAAGCCTCCTCCAGGATCTGTGCACGGCTGCCGTTGCTGCCCATGCTTGCCAGACGTTTAAGACCGGTGCTGGCTGCGCTGGCAATGTTGCCGACAGTCTCACCGATAGACGGAAGGCCCATGCCGCTTGTAAGTCCCCGGGCAACATGCTGCAGATCACCCAGCAGACCAGGGGCCTGCTGCGTCTGCATGGAGCTTGCCACGGCAGATACGCCGCCTGCAATCATGCTGGCGATATTGGGCTGCCGGCCGGTGATCTGGATCGGGACACCAACCTGGGTGGCTGCGCTGTAGATCACGGACAGGCCGTTGCTGACGGTGATATGCAGACAGGCGGTACCGCTGATATAGTCCACATATACATTAAGCGTGATCGGCTGGCCGTTGATCAGTGAGGAATCCAGGGGAATATAGCCAAACGGTTGAAAGTCCAGTGTCAGTGTCGTGTAGGGTGCTGTATTGAGATATGCGCCCCGGGTGGTCGCCTGGGGATGCTGATCCGGTGTTACAGTGTAATCAAAAAATGTGATCGCCTCGGCATAAAGCAGCTTGCCGCTGGCCGGCACTTGCCACCAGCCCAGGGGAATGCTTGTTAGCTGGGCACCAATAGACGGCACCACAAAGGGGAACCACATCACTGATACAACATATTCCATCGGATTGAACAGAACTTTGAGCAGCTCGGTGGAGATATCCGGGATATTAATACTGTCCATCCAGTCTTGATCATTGTTGTAGATGGCATTACAAAATGTATTAAACTCCGCAGCCGTCATAACATAGTAGTTAACGCTGCCGGTGGTGGAGTTGCCGCCAGACACGATGCCCACCACATAGCGGCCGTCAGAGAGCTGGTCAGCCCACTGCAGATTGATGATCTTGACGGATTGTGTCAAGTTGGTTTTGCAGGGGTAAAAGGTATCTTTGATGTTTCCGTCCCAGGCTGCGGAAGATCGCAGCACATAGCCGGTCTGCGCTCCGATATGCGTCTTATAGGTTGCGAGCACATCTACAGTCAGATCTGCCCACCACAGGCCCTTGTCATATCGCCAGCCCCGAACAAAGTAATACCGCTCCCACTCGGGGATCTGGGCATAGGTGTAGCCGATCGGGCTTTTAAAATTGGTGTGCAATTTGATAGTGGGATTGAGAAGTCCGGAGCCGTCCACTATGTCACACTGGTATGTCCCCAGGGGAGAGGTGGCCGGCCTTGCGGTGCTGTTTGCTCTCTTTTCAAAGCCCCAGAAATTAACTGTCTGCATGGGTGTCCTCCTTATTAAAATAGGGCCGGGCCTGTGGCCCGGCCCCGGCCCGATGGCCTCAGGTGGCACTGTCCAGGAGCAGGACAATTCCCTTCTCGGTAAAATCGTTGAGGTACCGGTGGGACGCATGCAGCCAGTAGTTGGAGTATGCGCCCTTTCCGTTGATCGGTGTCATGATGTTACGCTCGTTGACCTGCTGATCCATGATAGCATCCTGATCAAACAGCACACCCAGCACATTAGCCATTGTCTGGGCACTGCCGGCCGTCACGCTGCCGTCAGCGGCCAAATAGCTGGGGCTAACACGGATCTCATCAGGAGCCTGCGCAGCCTGCCAGAAGTTGACAGCCTCAAAATCACCGATCCGGGCCAGCTTATCGTTGTAGGTGGTGGACAGCACCTCGGTGATCATGCTGTTCATGTCGCCGGCCAACAGATACAGTTTCTGCAGGGCCTTGGGAGTGTGCTGGTTAATCGCCTTGCCGGTGACATTGACCTGGTACAGCTGTGTGTACTCGGTCATCATGTCGGAGAGGGTCATGAGATAGCCGGCCAGCCAGCGGCAGAACTCCGGCCAGTTGGCGGGATTTCTGACAGTGGTAGTGGTCAGGCTTGCGCCGTGGGCGGCGTTGTACGCATCTACCAGGTGCACAACATGAGTGCCACCGATAGCGTTTTTGCCTGCAATAAAGTTGCACAGGGCCGCTCGGCCCATCGTCTCCCGGGCATGGGCCATGCGGTTGCTCATGTTGGTCATGATCATGCTGGTAAACCGCATCAGCTCGTCAGGATCGCGGAACGCAACATCCAGCTGATCGGCAAAGATGGTCACATGATCCTGATAGGGATTCTGGCCGTAAAAATTGAGCTGCAGGATCTCGGGCTTTTTGATACTCCACTGATCCTGGGAATCTCTGTCAGCCAGGAAAGCACCGGCATCAGTCCACCAGCGGCCGTCTTTCTCAAACTCGGCATCAGCGATTTTGAGCTTGCGCTGGTGATTGCCCCACCGGGCATTGTCGGCCAGCAGGCCCCGGAACTTTTCAGAGTAGGGCCGAATGGAAAAGATGGTGCGGCTCATGATCTGGCTGATCGCCTGCAGCAGGGGGTCATAGCCAGCAGACAGGGCCGTGGTGCCTACAGATACAAAGTCCTGCAGGTTGGTGGGAGTGATCACGGTTTTGCCGGTGGCCTGGCTGACGATGCTTGTCAGCAGGGCCGCAGCATCGTTAAAACCGTAGGAAGGGGCAGCAAGGGAATTAGGCATTGTTATTGTCCTCCTTAATTAATGTTTGGGCTGATAGGTGGGTGGGTTGATAATTTCGCCCAGGATATCATCAACCGTTCTGTCGGGCTGGGGAGCCGGGAAACCGGTGCCCCGGATATTGCCCAGCTGCACAGCCTGTGTCAGCTGCTGGACAGCTGCAAGCAGGGCTGCGCTTGTCGGATCTGCGGCCGGTGCCGGCTTGGAATCTTCGGCCGGTGCAGGCTTGGGATCTTCGGCAGGTGCAGGCTTGGGATCTTCGGCCGGTGCAGGCTGCATCTGCATGATCTCGTCAAGGCTGTAGCCGGTCGAGAGCAGGAAATTGATTTGCTCCTTGGTCATGTGCTCTTACCTCCAATATAATAATGATCGCCATGTTTGCGGCCCGATGATACCGTCCACAGTCAGCTTGTGGACTTTTTGAAAATCCCGGACAGAGAGCTGCACGGCATTATCAAAAGAGCCGTTGACGGTCAAAGGGCCAAAGCCGTGATAATTAAGCGCAGCTTGGGCAGCTGCCACGGCCGGGCCGTAACTGCCCTTGTCCAGCTCCGGTGCATATACCTGGCAAGCATTGCCAGTGCTGTAACTGCAACAGTCATTTGCTGCGCTTGCGGCAGCCGGTGCCCGGATCACATGCTGCCACGGATAGTCATAAAAATCTCTGACGTGGAGCTCATGGCCGGTCTGATCTCCGGTCTGATCGCCTCTGACCCCTCCGGCCTCGTCTATGGCCGCCTCCACGATTTTTCCGGACCCCAGGTATATTGCTGTGTGGTGCTGCACGTTGAGCAGGATATCACCACGCTGCAGATCAAGGCCGCTGCTGTATGTAAGCACCGTAAAGCCGCACAGCAGAAAAGCAGGGATCATGTTGTCGGTTCTGCTGGCCCCGGCAGATTTTACCGGCCAGCCGGCTTTGTCAAAGGCGGTGATCACCAGGCTGCTGCAATCGTAATCAGGCCCCCAGCGGTTGATCTGACTATATCCGTGGGCCGGATCGTTGGCAATGCCTACTGCCCAGCTGACAGCAGATTCTAAGTCACTCATGACGCAGGATTTCCTCGATCTTGATCAGCACCTGGGTGTTGTTGTTCAGGGCCTGCGTCATCTGGGCCATTTCCTGCTTGTGGTCTTCTCTTTCCTTATTCCAAAACCAAAACATCGCAATAACGCAGGCAATGGGGAACCCCAATGTGCCGATCAGCTGCTGAATAATTTCCACGGACATATGATCACCACCTTATTAATAATTGTGATAATGGGAAGTAATTGAACATAATGCCCCGACCAAGAGCATGCACGGCCTTCCGGGCCTGGTCTTGTGCTGTCCGATTACTTCCCGATATCATATTATAACTAAATGTATAGACTTGTCAAGAAGGTTTTAGCCTCAAAGGATTCATAAAAAATTTTATGACTTAGAATCCGACTGTAACAGCTGGGATTATCCCGGGCAAATTTACGCAGATCAATGTCAGTGTTTTCATAGATCCGCTTGGGGGATCCGCTGCAATGAGCCGATATATACCAGTGCTTATCTTTCCGGTAAATGTAATACGGCCCCAGCTGGGCCAACAGTTTCCAACCGGTCAGCGGCAAAGATCTTACATCAGACATGTCATCATACGCAAATGCATTGGACAGGCTCATTTTTGCAAACTGTGTGCCGGCTGTCAAACGATAGATCTGTGTATCACCTTTTGCGGCAGATATGGGGCTGTCCATCAACAAAAACACACCTATGCCGGATTGATGATTAATATACTCTTGCTGGCCTTTTTTGGTCATCCGATCGACCACTTTAACCAGATCCAAGGCTGCCAGGATCGGACTGTCTAACCGGTTGGCATTGGACAGCAGCACGGCCTGCAAAGGCGGCCGGCCCTGTAGCTCACGGTTTCGGTTAACTGTTTCATAGACATTTAAAAATGCGTCACCTTCACCCTTAATCGGCCGCTCATGTTTTTCCGGGATAAACTCGTCATAGATCAGGAGATCCACCCGGGATGCGTCAAAACCCCGCAAGTTGGAAAAGGTGGATAGTGCTGCCGTAAATCCCAGCAGCCGGGGATCCTCGTCACCCAAATAGATACCGCTGTTGTATTTGCTGATCGGCTTTGTCGTGCAGCGCAGGCCCCGATGCACAGCAACTGGATTAATCGGGCTAAACTCCGGTTTGTTGATCAGATCGGTCTGGCCCTGCGTCCTGCGCATGAATATAATGCTCCGGTCGTGCTCGATGCACCAGTCCAGCATACCAAAGGTTTTGCCGGTTCCCCGGCCACCGATAATGATCGTCACCGGCAGCCGGTACGACAGGACATAATCGCAGTTAATATAGCCGCTTGGCAGATATAGATTACTCATTTTGTCGCTCCTTATATATGGGAAGATCCCCGGCCCCAGATTGGGGCAGGGGATCCCCTGCGGTGTGAATCATATGGGAATGGGAGAAGTGGAAGAAGGCTTACAGAATGTCATCCAGACTGTGATCCTCATAGGGGCCGCCGGGCAGCCAGCTGGACACCCAGAGGGTGTAGCTCTGGCCCTGCTCCGTGGTGATCTCACCGGTTTCGGGATCCGTCACCTGCCGGTCAAATTTCCGGGTGGCAAGGTTGGCTTTGGTCTTGTCTACCAGGATGTTCATGGGGCACTGCTCAGGCTTGGGCATGCTGCCGGCCTCGTCCCGGAATTTGACGGTGCACACCAGATCGGTGCCGTCCTTGCGTTTGAGGGTGGAAAGGAAACTGTAAAACGGCTTTCCCTCCCGGGTCATTCTCTTCTTTGCAAAAATCGTGATTTCCATTGTGTTGCTCCTTTACACAAATTTTATTTGGCCTGCGGCCATATTCACATAATACAGTTAACCGGGCAGATTGTCAAGATATTCATGCATTTTATATTCACGGTACAGCTGCCGCATCAGCTCAGATCTGTGCAACAGCATCTTATATTCATCTGTCAGGCCCAGTGTATACTCACTTGGCCGGATCACCACATTGTCCGTGATCAGCAGATCATGACCGTCAATGTGGATAACTCTGTGGACATTGTCATTATATATGCTCTCTGTGCCGCCAGCGTCTCGGAATACCATGCCAGGCTTAAATGCTTCCAGGCCGCCAGCAGCGGCCAGCTCGGGGCCGCCTTTGGTCTTGTTTACTCCAGCACAGGTGACATGACAGCAGCCGTCTTGATCATAAGCATATTTCTTGGCACCGAGGGTCACAAACCGATCATAATCCTGCTCCTGCTCATATACACCCATGTAATGCCGGCAGCCTTTGCTGTCATCTGCAAAAGCACCGTTGCTGACGCTTCGTGCCCGGATCCTGGTGTTGTACTCTGTCATATCCAGATCGCCCAGATACTTAACACTGTCTGTGTCCGTATAGACAAAATTGTCCCCGGCCAGATCGATCATTTCCTGCAGCTCTCTCCGGGCATGAGCTGTCACCCAGACACCCCACTGATAGACCAAAAATGATCTACGGTTGTACTTGGCAAGCTGCTCTTCCGGGGATTTGCTGTCATCCGGCACAAAGTCAGCAGATCCTGCAGGCGGCTTGATCAGCTCCGGGTGCCGGTCAAAGTAAGCAGACACCCGATCCCACTGAGCATATATAATATCTTCTTTCACCGGATTTTGAGCCGTCATACCGTACAGGGCATTGATCTTGTTTTTGATCTTGTCATAATAGATCTTCTGTGCCTCGTCTCCCTTCATGGCAGTTTTCTTTTTGTAATACTCGCAGATCAGTTGCCGAAATTCATCAGGCAGATAACCATATCGGGCAAACCAGGTATCAATCACCTGGGCATCCTCCCAGGCATACTGTGCTTTGATTATCCGGTAATCAATATCCGTGATCGTTGTTTCCAGATAATCGGCTGACAGGATTCGGCCGTTGTCATATACCCCATTGATAATATGCCGGCACTTGTCTTTGCTCAAATAGGGGCATCCAGTCCAGGGATCATGTAACTGCACCATCCTGGCCGACATGCGCAGCAGGCCGGCACGGTGATGGACATTAATATTTATCTCCCATCGGTCAAGACTGCACCAGCCCCAGTGCTGGAATTCTGTCACAGGGTATTCACAGTTTACCAACACATCCGGATAGCTGCTGGATCGGTCAACACTATGGACATGCTGCAGGATCTTCCTGGCATAAAAACGGTTGGCATGAGTATTTCCGCCCCGGAACGCCTCACGCAAGGCCAGATATAGATCCCAATTCGGCAGCTGCGGCTGCAGCCACGACCGGAAGGCCGGCTTGCTGCGCATGGCCGCTTTTGCGTCTCTGCGGACATAGCCGGTGCTGGTCATGGGGATGTTAGTTAGATCGTCACCGTCTGCGGCCATTTCTCTTGTGATCGCCTCCACTAAGCACTGCACATCATGCACACAGTATGCAAGCTCGTCCGGGCTTAATTTTGTCCAGGGATAGCGGATCACATCATAATCAAATGTCCCGGTCAACTTGCGGATCTGGCAGCCCATCTTCTTTGCAAACTGGTCAAGACTCATATTGCTGTGGATGTAGCTGCACCGGAATTCAAAAGTGTTGTACATGGTGCATTTCGCTATCTTCCTCCGCTCCATGGCAAAGACCTCAGCCGGCTGAAATTTGTAAATGCCCTTCAAAAAGCTGAATTCGTACGACAGGTTGTGCACCCATACCACCAGCCGGGCACGATCACCAAAGGCCACTCTGATAAACTGCTGCAGCTGATCGCATGCCTGCAAAAAATCGTCCCATGTACGGCCCATCAGCAGACAATCGGGGCCGATCTGCCATTGCCAAACATACATAAAAGCCTGCTCTATATCCGACAGCCGGGTCGATTCAATGTCAAAGGCCGTGACAAGATTAATGTAGCGTGGCCGATTACGCATGCCCGGGTTGCCGGGCCGGTTAGCAAGCAGATCCGCATTTAAGACCGTCTGAATTGCCTCACCACGCAAATAAGTCCACCCCATCGTCAACATCAGCTCCTAAATCTTCAAGGATCCCCAACAGCTCTGTTTCATCCATCTGCCCACCTTCACCGGCCGCCGTGTCAAACAATTCTGCCACTTCATCAGAAGGAAAAAACTTACTACCAAACATGCCACGCATTTTCTCCATGAAATTGCCAAACTGCTTGATGTTCTTACGATTGATATTTTTGAATCCGGCTTTGTGCAGGCTGTCAATCGTGCGCTTTTCTATTTCCTTCCATCCGGCCAAACTGGCCCTGGGGGACTGCTCCAGGATCTGCAGCTCTTTTACACGCATTTCCATTTCCCTGCGCAGCTGCTCCTGTGTCCAGCCCTGCCGGGGCAGCTCTTTCAGCTGCCCCAGGGTTTTCAGCTCTTTAGATCCACCGGGCAAATAGGGCCGAGCATATGCGCTTTGCGCTTCGGTGCCCTCAGCCAGACGGCTGACACGCTTCTGCATGACATCACGCAAAGCGGTGTATGCAGATCGAAGATCCTGCATGGATGCACCGGCAGTGTCAAGAGACCGGGCACCTTTCAACGTCATTCTTGCCATGATTTACACCTCCCTAATCAGATACTGCCGTACCAGATAGCGAGTTGAAGCAAGGCTGGGGATCTCAACATACATCTGACCACTTCTCACACCGCCTGCTGTCTTTACAGGCTGATCCAGCACATTGACCTTCCGGGACACATAGCCCCTGGCCCATTTTGCATCACCAAGCGAATAACCACTAACCAAAGCATCACGTAATGTCATCATTTTCAAAACCTCCCAAGTTTTTTGTTGATCTCATAATAGCATTTCCGGGGCAGGGATCGCCACCCCTTTGCACATTTCTCATACATGCCAAACGCACAAGGGCCGTGCTGCCGGAAACGATCTATAACCATGCTTTCCAACTCATTAATGGTGCCAGCCATCTGCACCTCCCGAATCCCTATATCATAGGGATTCGGGAAAAATACCACCTGGTAATTCATAATTAATCACAATCCACAAGAGCAACATACATGCCCTCATGGGTATCCGGGTGCATAATATACACAACAGATCGCCAGTTGTTGTCATCACCGGTGCAGCCATCCAAACGATCCATAATAGCATACTCATCAGGCCCCACCAGACCAATCCTGCCTTCAGACCGTAACCTGGCCAGCATCTTTTCTTTCCTAAATACTCTCTGCATTTTGAGCACCTCTTTGTTTTTTGATGATTAAAATATAGCACAGATCAAAAAATAATTGTGAACATAGTGTTAACAATTTATGAATTTTTATCCCCATTGTTCAGCCATAGCCTTTGCTATACCGGGGAATGTTTTGCTTCTGGACTTTGCACTACCGCCTCGCCGAGAAGCTCCTTTGTATTTGGGATCGTGCCCCCTGCTATAACTGCCACTCGAACAGTAAGGTTTATACTCGTCTACGATATCGGTCGGTTGCAACGGGGGAAGACCTTTTAACCACAGGCATGTTTTCTTGCTCCACGGTTCCCCGTATTCGTATGGCTGTATTATTTGTGTACACGGAGGCATCTCATAAACCCTTGACGGGATCGGATTTTCTACGGCGATCCTTGGACAATCCGCTTGTAAGCACTTCATAAAAAAAGCCTTGCCATTTAGGCCCTTCTCGTACCGCTCTTCGTTAAGTTTCCCACCGGCATATAGCCATCTTGCCCCTGCGTTTGATAGATAAGTGCAGGGAGGATGAGCAATAATTAGATCCCACCCGCCTCTGAATAAGTGCTTTTCTCCGTCCATAGTAAAGAACCAGATTCCAGTGAGCTTTCCGGGTATGGAAATAATGTGCGGATTAAGAATCGAAAGAACATCGCGCTTAATATGCCACTCTGGATGGCCTCCAGAACAATCTTGCAAATCACATGAATATGCCTCATGGCCCAACGCACGAAACGCTTTACAGACT